CTAGGAGATATTGACATCGGTTACACGATGGCGGACAAGGAAGCAGTTTCCGTGCCGTACATCAACATTGCTGATGCCAACTTCCTCAAGCGCACATGGCGCTGGGACGAAGATGTTGACGCGTATGTCGCACCGCTGGATCGCTCCTCAATTGAGAAGATGTTGACGGTGTGTGTCGCCAAGAAAAATGTCACGCCGAAGTGTCACGCAATGCAGGTCATTGGAACTGCAGTGCGCGAATACTTTTGGTATGGCAAGGAGGAATTTGAAACCGCCACAGAAATGTTCAAGGAGATAATCAGTAAAGCTGATCTTGAACTTTATGTGGAGGATTCGACATTCCCGACCTGGGAATCTTTGTATGAAGATTTCTGGGCGCGCTCCGAGCAAGTCAAACTCGGGCGTCCAACCCGCATGGACAAGGTGAGCGCGTAAGCGCTCACCTTGGGAGACAACCCATCAAACCGAGAGTATACTCGTAAAAACATCTGGGCGGGCTAGCTCCCCTCCTAGATTAAATCAAGCACCCAAAAACTATTATGAGGAGTCCGACTGCAGAATCGGACACAGTCGCATGTGTGAACTAGATCACACATCTGGCGTGGCCCCAGTTGGGCCACACGCATCCACCTCCATGGGGGGGTGGCAACTGCAAGCCGACGTCATTGTGCCTGCCTCCCCGGCGGGAGGTACAAAGACTACGCATGAAACGGTGACCTTTTCCGACATGACCGTAGGTCATGTGGCTGGATTAGATATCACCACTGCACCAGAATCTGCACTGGACCAGACACAGAACATCGATTTTATCAAGTTCTTGTCACGTCCGGTGCGCATTGCTAGTTTTACGTGGGCAGAATCTGACGCAGTAGGCACGTCGCGGACTTACAATCCGTGGCAGCTTTACTTCAGTGATGCTCGCGTCCAGTACAAGCTCAACAACTTTGGCTTTGTACAATGCAAGTTGAAGGTGAAGGTTTTGATTAACGCTTCACCATTCTACTATGGTCGCATGTACATGGGCTATCAGCCTCTCCCGACGCTGACCCCTTCAACCATTGTTAATGATACTGGTACCCGGTACTTTATCCCCTACTCGCAACGTCCACACATTTGGCTCGATCCAATGGACAATGCGGGAGGTGAGATGACCCTGCCGTTCTTTTACCAGCAGAACTGGATCAACGCACAATCGAACCAGGCAATGATCGA